TACTTAATCGGTATGCCACTAGAACAAGCAATTGAACAGGTGGAACAATTAGGATTTACATGGAGAGTTAAATTTACAAATGGTACTCCTTTACTCTTGACACAAGATGTAAATCCTGGTAGAATCAATATGGAGGTAAAAGATGGTTTAATAGTTGCAATTGATATTGGTTGATTTTAGAATTTGTAATTTTTGTTATTAGAGTTATATGAATAGGAGATATATATGCGTACACTTTCACACTTAACACAAAATGAAAAACTAGTTCGTTTCTTTTTTCTAGTCGGGGGTGAACTAACTTCTGCTCAGGCACGATCAAGATATGGTATCATGAATCTTCGTGCTCGTATTAATGAACTACGTGATGCAGGTATCAACATCAGTACTGATATGCGATGGAATAAGGATCAAAAACAGACAGTAGCCTATTATTCTATGCCTGCTGTTTAAGCATTGTAACAAGAATCTGGATAGTGATCCTGCTTGTTACTAGTCTTTAGATACAGTATTGAACTGTAACAAAATCTAAAGGCGATGCGGTTACCCCGCATTTTGATTATGTATATTTAGTATAATATAAGTAAAGGGGAAAAGTAGCGCTGCTTTTCCCTTTAATATAAAGGAGTTTATAATGCGATTTTTAATTACGTTTTTTCTTTTTGCTACGATGTTGTTCGCCCAACCAACAGTCATCCCACACACATTAGATGCAACTTTTGGTAGGATTCTCAATAATCCAATTCAATTAGTTGGTACAGCTACATTACAAAATACCAATAGTGGTACTTTTTATTTTCTTGTCGATGTAGAAGAACCATATGATCGATTCACATTAGTACAATATTCTGGTTATCCTACACCACAATTAAATGAGACTATTTGGGTATATATCAATACAGCAACTTTTCCTGGTGGTGAACATGAATTCGATATTCGATTACGTTCAATTTCAGATCCAGATAATCTAGTGACTCTAACAGTGAATATTGAATTAAATGATTCTGATCCTACTCTACAATTTGCTCCAGCTAATTCTGTAGTTGCTCCGCATATTGCTCTTGGCGAAGGATGGAAAACTCGTCTAGTATTGTCAAATCCACATGATGTAACTAGTACTTTTCGAATGAAGTTTTTCGATGCACGAGGTATTCCTATGAATGTTGGGTTATCTTCTTTGTATATCGATAATCCCAGAACTTCTTCACTTGCTACATTTATGTTTCCTGGTACTAGTATGATTGTAGATGTGTCACCAGTAAATGAAGGATTACAAGTAGCATCTGTTTTATTCGAATTAATTGAAGGCGATGTACCACTAGTGAATGTTGAATTTGATAATGGAGTTGATGTTGCTTCGGTGCAAGCTGAAAAACCTGTCAGTGATGACGTTGTAATTCAATACAATAATGAATTTCCATATGCTACTGGTGTTGCAATTTCAAATTCTCTCAATAAAGAACAAATTGTAAATCTAGATTTTTATGATCCTTATGGAATGGTTTATTTGAATAAACGAGTTATTATTCCAGGAAAAGGTAAAACTAGTTTTATGCTTACAGATTTTCCAGAAACATTTGATCGAGTTGGGTTTGTTCGAATTACTTCTGCTTATCCGGTACTCAATGCTTTTGGTTTAGTCTTTAATGTTGAAAAGAATACTTTTTATGTAACGGCTGCTCAATAACATGGATGACGAAAATATTAAACACTGGGTAGGTTCAGAAGAACCTACCCAATCTAACCCACTTTCTTTTAAATATAAAGAAGATAGAGCTTTAGCAGATTTTTATCAACATATATTGAACACATATAATCAACATTATGCAGGTAAGAATAATGTTCAAGTGCAAGATTTGATTATTGCAACTGGTCATGCTGAATCATTTTACATTGGTAATATTGCAAAATATGTATTGAGATATGGAAGAAAAGGTGGTAAAAGAAATAATGAAGATTTATTGAAAGCTGCTCATTATCTTTGTTTACTATATGCATTAAATCATGTAACTGGAGATTAATAATATGGTTTATCATTTCACTAACAACAAAATGCAAATTGAAAAAGTTTTGAATACCAATAAAGCAGAGGTTGTCTTCTATAAAAAAGATGGATCAGTTCGTGTTATGAAATGTACTAGGAACTTTGATATTATGAAAGAAACTACAGGGGCAGATCAATATTCATTAATCAAAGGTGCTAGTGTTGATAATGAAGAAGTGATTAAAGTATTTGATTTAGATTTAAATGCGTGGCGATCTTTCAGAGTTGATTCTGTGCAATCGATTGAAGTTTTTTCGTGATAAATATTTACAATGCTCCTCAGTAGCTCAATGGCAGAGCATCCGGCTGTTAACCGGACGGTTGTAGGTTCAAATCCTACCTGTGGAGCCAACTCTTTAAAATAATGAATAAAGAAGAACAAATACAAAAACTATTTGAAAAAAATAGAAATATTACAAATCAAATATACAGCCTAAGAGAAAAATTAATTATAGAGAAATCTTGTTCTCATACTTTTACTACAGATTATATCTGGACTTTTGATGATGGCTATGGTACAATAGAAAAGAAGAAAGGAAAGAGATGTGATTCTTGTTTGTTTATTGATCCTTATAACAAAGGAAAATGGACAAATCCTTTAGATTATTTGTAAATGAAATTAAAGAATTTCCGTCTCGGGCTGGTTGGTGTAGGCACCATTCTTATAAAGTGGCTTAGCCGGGTTCAATTCCCGGGGGACGGACCAAATTTTAAGGAGAAAAATCAATGGGTGTAATGTCAAAAATCAATAATAAATTCCGTAATGCTAAACGATGGGTTAAGCATAGAACGAATGATCGATATGATATTGTCAAAACAGATTTACCATTTGGTTATCATGATATTGACAAACGAATGTTACATGCTAATTTTTCTCTTCTAGTTGAATTTATCGAAGAAGAATTATTCAGTGTTATTTGTATTATATCTTCAAAGCTTGAAAATCTATATGCGACAGGTGTATTAGATAAGGAAGGAGTTGTAGTTAGCTTTTTCGAATCAAGAAAAGAATCATTGATCAATAGTGAAGAATATGAAAATTTATTGGTTGAAGATGATGAAATTTTATTCCTGTATCATTGGTGGACAGTGACTCGGAAAGAAAGAGAATCTTCTGAAAAAGATCCTGATCAATTTTATAATGAAGATACTGACATGTTAGTTCGCTTAATGAAAGTAAGAAAAGCTTTATGGACGTAATATGACTAAAAAAGAAAGAATTGAATTTTGTAAGTATATAATGAATGATTGGTGTGATCCCAATGATGAAGATTGTTTCTTGCCAAAGAATAAAAACATTCAACGAGCAATATTAGCTAACATCCAGAAAGAATGTAGGTTCGAACCTAGAGAAGAAAATCTTAATTATTCTAGAACTTCTAATGAAAGAATTAGGAAAATTTTCACTAGTAGAGTTAGACATCTTTCTGATAATGCTTTAAATGAAATTAAAAAAACACCAGAACAATTTGCAAACTTAGTATATGGTCCTGCAACTAAAATAGGACAAGGATTGGGAAATGTTAATCCTGGTGATGGATGGAAATATCGTGGCAGAGGATTTATTCAATTAACAGGAAGAAGAAACTATAAAAAGTTTGGTGATGTTTTAGGATTTAATTTAGAAGAAAATCCAGATCAACTTATATCAGATGAAAAAGTTTCTTTAATAGTAGCTGTTTTATATGTAGTTTATACTTTAATTGATATGTATAAAGTTGATCAATTGTTGACCATGAATCAGTCAGAAGCAAATATTGCAGTTACTCAAGCTGTTGGTGGAAGAAGGTTGAATTTAAAGTCAGGAATTGGAGCAGAGATTTTAGCTAAAGTTGTTGACTATTCAGATGATTTTGATTTATAATTGGGTGGGTCATATATTATGAAAATTTTTGTTACTTCTGATACTCATTTTAATCATAAAAATATTATCAAATATTGCAATCGCCCCTTCGAATCTGTTGAACATATGAATGAAGCATTGATTCAAAACTGGAATAAAACAGTGGGAGTTAATGATTTCGTTTATCATTTAGGAGATTTTGCCTTTTCAAAAAACCCTGAAAACATTAATGAAATTGCAGCTAGATTGAATGGGAACATATTTTTAATTGAAGGTAATCATGATCATCTAATTGGACACAGACCAGGTTCTAGACTTAACTTTGTAGGAATTGCAGAATATGTAGTGATTAAAGATATATTACTAACACATTATCCTGTACATATGAAAGAATATAGAAGTAATAAAACATGCAAGATGGTCGTGCCTAAATTATTATATGGTCATGTACACAATAAACCAGTAGACACAGAATTTGCAAAATGTGTTTGTACGGAATTAACAAATTATAAACCTGTAGAGCTTGGATTTTATATTGGATTATTTAATAATAGTTAATACTTTATGAATTTTTATACCGATGCCTTCCAATGGGGAAATAGTATTCTCGTCCGTAAAATAGAAAACGGAGAAAAGATTAATGAAGAAATAAAAAATTTCACTCCTTCTATTTGGGTTTTATCAAAAAACAAAACTGGATGGAAAACTATTAACAATCATAATGTAGAATTGTTTAATGCTGGAAATATCAAGGAAACTAGGGAGTTTATATATTCTACTAAATCCGCAGGAAATCTTCCTGTATTTGGAGACATTCAAACTCCTTATCAATGGATTGCTAAAGAATATCCTAATGATCTTGAATTTGATATTTCAAAGATTAATATATGTTATATTGATATTGAAACAGAATGTGAACAAGGATTTCCTAATATTGAAAATCCTACAGAACAAATTAATGTTATTGGTGTTAAGTTCACTAATGATCCATACATGATTGAGTTTGGAATTGGTCCTATTCAATCATCAATAGAAAAGGTAAAATATATTGAATGCAAGAATGAATTTGATTTGTTGTCAAAATTCATGGAGTATTGGAAAGATCAATCTCCTGATATTGTGACTGGATGGAATGTCAAGTTCTTTGATTTTCCTTATCTCATTAATAGAATAATTCGTTTATTCGGAGAAGACTTTGTTAAACAGTTGTCTCCATGGGGAATTATTCAAAGTAAAGAATCTGAAGTCATGGGCAGGAAATTAACCTACTATAAAATAGCAGGTGTTTCTATTCTAGATTATATTGATTTATACAAAAAATTTACATATGTAACTAGAGAAAGATATACTCTAGATCATATCGGGGAAGTTGAATTAAATCTTCCTAAATTAGATTATTCTGAATATGGAACTTTACAATTCTTATATAAGAATAATTGGACTAAATTTGTAGAATATAATGCTAGAGATATTGAAATTGTAATTAAACTTGAAAGCAAACTAAAACTTATAGAACTTGCAATCATCATGGCGTATGATGCAAAAACTTTATTTGAAGATGTTTTCTCTCAAGTTAGGATGTGGGATGTAATTATTTACAACCATCTTCTAAAAAAGAAAATAGTTATTCCTCCAAGAAAAGAAGCTAGTAAACATGTTATCGAAGGAGCTTATGTAAAAGAGCCTCATGTAGGAATGAGTGATTGGATAGTTTCTTTTGATTTGACTAGTCTTTATCCACACTTGATTATCCAATATAATATTGGACCAGATGTATTAGTAAATTCTAGAACATCGTATCTTAATTTTTCAATTGAAGATCTTCTAGACAAGAAAGTAGATTTTAATTTTTTATTGGATAAAAAATATTCTGTTGCTGCTAATGGTGTTTTATTTAATAAAAATAAACAAGGATTTCTTTCTGAATTAATGCAATGGATGTTTGATCAGAGAAATAGCTATAAAAAACAAATGATTCAATATGAATCACAATATGAATCTAATAAAGGAAACTTGTCAAAAGAAGAAGAATTGTTATTAACAAATAACATTTCAAAGTATAAAAATCTTCAAATGGCTAAAAAGATTTGTTTGAATTCAGCTTACGGCGCATTAGGGAATGTAGGATTTCGATATTATGATTTCCGATTAGCTGAAGCTGTAACAAAATCTGGTCAACTTTCTATTCGTTGGATTGAAAATAAATTGAATAAGTATTTGAACAATTTACTTAACACTGAACATGATTATGTAATTGCAGCAGATACTGATTCTGTTTATGTTAGTTTCAATGAAATAGTAAAAAGATTTATGCAAAATAAATCTAAAGAAGAAATAGTACAACTAATTGATGAGGTATGTGAAAAACAAATTACTCCTTATATAGATAAGTGTTATGATGAGTTAGCAGTTTATATAAATGCATATTCAAATAAAATGAAAATGAAACGTGAAGTTATTGCGGATCGTGGTATTTGGACTGCTAAAAAAAGATATGTATTAAATGTATATAATTCTGAAGGAATTCAATATAAAGAACCTAAATTAAAAATCATGGGAATTGAAGCAATTAGAAGTTCAACTCC